CTTCCAGAAACTTGGCATTGTCTACGTAGTGTTGATTTTTAGAACGTTTTGCCATTAAAACACCCATAGTATTTGTGCTGCATTCATAACAAACACTTTACAGAATTAGCACTGATTTGTCAAGGCTTGACACTCTGCTAATAACTAATTATAATCAACACTGTAAGGGTTGACAAACACTCTTAGAGCTTATTTAGAGATTACTTATTAAAAAGATCTTCTAAAGACTTACGTGCTTGATCTACTTTACCAATGAGTCCCATTGATTCAGTGATCTCAACCTCTCGTTCTGTTTCATCAATATCTTCTAGGTCGAACTCCTGACGAACGAACATCTTGTACATCATCTTTGCTTCAATCGATTGAGGAGCAATAGAGATGATCTGATTCTCAGGAATAATGTAGAAGTCTTCTTCAGAGAAGACCATCCATTTTTTTAATCCGATGACCGTTGCTCGCTTGTTGTCCTGAACTGCTTCTGTAGCGTGTACTTTTGCAGGGTTAGACACAAACACAATATCGGTACCGTCTGTGTCTTGAACAACTAGCATCTTGGCAAGGACTTCTGTACCGTCAGTAAGTTTGGCGGTACCGTAGAATTCTTCGTCGTGTCGGATGTAACCTAAGGACATACTAATCTTTACCTTTTAGATTGATCTCGGTGATGGAATAATCAAATTTCTCTGCCTTGTACGTTTTGACCCTAAAGATCATATGGTTCAAGGTTGCATTACGATGATGGTCATTACTAATGTCATCAGCAAAATCATAAAGATAGGCACACGCTTTGGAATCGTGTTTCCTTAGTGCCCTACCAATAGATTGTAAGTTTCGTATTCTGGATTTAGATGGTGAAGCAAATATCACATTGTGCAAGTTCTTGATATTGATCCCAGTGGAGAAAGTTCCATAGGATGCCAACACGATGGCATTATCAGTACACTCACAAATTTGTCTTACTTGCTCCCGTTCATCAGTGTCAATGCCACCGTGAACAAAGAACGTCTGTTTGTTGTTCTCATTACTATTTAGCAACTCCCATAAAGGGTCACCGTGCTTCTCGATATAGTTGAATAGGATGAGAGTGTTACCTTTCAAATCTCTAGCAAGAGATGTGATAATCTTGTTGCGTTGTTTATGTGAGATGATATAATCAATCTCGTCCTGATAATTCTCAAAGAATTGATAGTCGTGTTTACACACCAAGATATTGATCTTCAGTTCAGAAAGATGCCCTTCCTTCTGAAGTTCGGATGTGCGAATAACTCTTTCGACAGGACCAAACAGTCCTTCCAGTATTAGTTGATGTGTCTCTGTACCATCAAGGGTACCTGTCAAACCCACACGATATTTACACCCGTGCATCTTTGTCAGAAGATTTGTCAGTGATTTCGCTTTGAAGAGGTGCGCTTCATCTCCGATAACAACATCAAACCTATTAAAGAAATTGCGAGGCTCCTTGTAGATAGACTGCCACGTAGATATGACAACAGGACTTCCTGTATAGCGGTCTTTTCCTCCATACACTTTGGCGCAGTATTCTCTTGCATTCCATCCATACTGTTCAAAGTCCTTGTACATTTGTTCAACCAAACTTGTGTTTGGTACAACCAACAAGATCTCTCTGTTATATTGCAGGTGCCATCTAATCAAACAATAGATTATGAAAGACTTGCCAGATCCAGTTGGTGATAGTAGAAGCCTACGGTGATGCTTGATAGCAGAATAAAGTCCTCGTAACTGGTAACCTCTTGCCTTGAAAGGGAGACCGAGAGATCTAACAAAACTTGTAACTGACTCAGGGGTGACAAATTCTTCCTCGTCTGCAGGGATACCATAATACTTAGATTCTTTTACCTCATACTCGTAGCCTTTCTTATCTAACCATTCAACCAGATAATCGTAGAGACCCACATACAACTCACCGTTACCAGGAGAGTACAAACGAATCTTTCCATCCCAATACTTATATCGTCTTTGTCGTTGTAAAAACTTTGCGTTGGGAACTTCAAAAGTAAAATAGTCAGACAACTCTTGGTGGACTGACGGTTCAGCATCAAGGCGTAAGAAGACTTCGTTCTTCTTAGTAATAACAATCATTTAGAATCCTGCTTCAAATCTTCTATGTTCAAGAGCGTTCTTGATGTGATAAGTTCGATTGTTGATTTGTTTGAGCACGCCCTCAATATAATTTATGAGAGTTTCAAAGTATGCAATTTTGAGTTGTTGTTTCTGAATGTCCTCATCAGCTTCCATAAATGTATCGATGTCACCCTTCAAGATCTTTAGATCAAAAGGTTGTTCAGCGTACACTTTGGCATCTGCTTTTCCTGTGTAATACAACCACTTATCCCTCACAAGGGTACGCAATTTGATGCGACTCTCGGAGAGTAGGAGATTGTATTTTGAATAATAATCTTGGTACTTGGCGTGGAGAGACGGAATCTTGAGCGACTCCTGATCTAGTTTGTCCTCATCAAATACACAGTCAGCAGCCCAGGACTGCTTGACCATTTCAAGTGGATCCATAATTAACTCAATTTGTCAATGCGGTTACCGTTCAAGTCTTGAACTTGGAACGAAAGGTAATCAAATTCTACTGTGGCAGTGAAGTAATCGGTATCGGTCAAAGACGCATCAAACTCAAGCGTTGTGAGTGATGTCGGATTCAAGTCTTTGAACGAAATATTGAACTTGGGTTGGTAACTAGAGTTCAATACTGTCAGGGTACCATCAGCATATGGGAATGCACCAATGCCAGGTTCTGTATCGAGTTCTTCAAACGTTGCTCTCTCGGAGAAATTATCGGGTACACCAAGACCACGCATCCAGTTGTGTAGGATCATATAGTTCTCAAGATCCTCATCAACCATAAAACGGAGAGTGAAGTTTTGATACTCCAAGGTACCGTCCCTGTAGATAGAACGATACATAGTCTCCTGTTCTATCAGTTTCAGTTGAATACCTGGGATGTTCGCAGACTGTGCGAAGTAAGATACCTTGGGGTACTTGCCAAGAGAGAAACGGAAACCGCCTGGGCTAAGGAAATTCCTATTAGTTAACTGTGAAGGGAAGGACATATTTTAGCGATGTTCCGTCACAGTTATTTAGTCGCGATATTCCTGCAACATCTCCAACATACGATTCAACATAGTATGTGCTCCGTCGTGCCACTGAGTACCTTTTGCAGACCAAGAACCATTGTAGAGTTCGTTTTTCATCTTTAAGAGACGCACTTCTAATTCCTGTTTCTTCACGTTGTTTCTTGGCATTTGTAATTGCAATCTATCAGTATCTATAAAAAAAGGGACCCCCTTGGGGTCCCCGTGTGTTGAATATATGACCAATGGATCACATAAGGTTGTCAACGAGAACGCGACGATAGTAGCGGTTAGCGTTGGCGGTGAGAGCACCGCTGCCTTGGGTGGTACCCTCAGCGAAGGGGTTAGCAACCAGACCGTAGCGGGTCTTGAAGCCGATCTTCGGCTGGAAGGTGTCCTGACCAACGGCACGAACCATCTGCAGGGGAACGTAGGGGCAATAGAACAGACCTGCGTCATATGCACTGCCACCCTTGTAACCAGCCACATAGAAGTGACGGTCAGAAACGTTAGCAGAATAGGGATCGACGTAGACCTTGATGCGACCGTTCAGAGTACCTGCGAGGGTGCTGCTGTTGTCGTCGGGGAGCAGACCGCTGTTACCAGCCAGTGCGGGGGTGTAGTCCAGAACGCCTGCCATCGACAGTGCCGAAGCAACGTCAGCAGAACAGATCAGGATGTTACCCTTGCCACGACGAGTCTCGTGACCGATTGCGTTCATATCGCGCTCGATCTGGAAGAGGAGACCCTTGAACTTCTCAACGCTCCAGCGACCGTTGGAGTCAACGTCGAGGTCGAAGATACCAGCAGTTGCGGTGTTGTTCTGAGCGCCAGGACGTGCAATCTTGTAGACTGTACGGACAACCTCACGGTTGATTTCAGCCAGAACTTCGGTGCTGAGGATGTTCGCCAGCTCGGACTCAGCGTCCAGACCGTGAACTGCCTTCAGGTCCTGAGCAAGCTCAAGGCTGTACTCAGCTTTCAGCGCACGAGACTTAGCGGTCACGGTGACCTTCTCGATGCTGAAGTTCATTTCAGCGAAAGCGTTACCCGCTGCATCGCCCAGTGCTTCAGACTCGGCGGTGGGCATACCATCGGAGGTATTGTAGGTGCCACCGTCGTTCAGCAGACCAGGGTTGCTGCCGCTCTGA